CTATACGCATAGTCCATGTAACGATTGATAGACTTACCAGGAGTTTTCATCCTGTCTTCAATTCGTTGCCATTGAACCTCAGTCGTTAGATAACGAAGTTGCGTGTGAAGTGATGATGGAGAACCACCATACTTCTTAGCAAAATCACCCAATCCATAATAACGGTTGGCAGATGTCCATTGGATCAGACCATAACCGCGACCGCAGTGATGATACTGAGTCCTACTACCACCTTCACAAATATTAGGCACGAATGTGGATTCCTGTCTAATATTGCCCATGATGGTAGCAAGGGCGTTTCTGTCTTTAATACCACGATCCTGGAAAAATGCCAGGGTAGCATTCTCTTGTTCATTACACCCTTTACAAATTAGCCTTTTCTCTTTTGACTTTGCGGGAGCAACCTCGCGGATTGCTGTCTCTTCAACTACAGGGGGCGGAGGACCGTCCATTTTGTAGTTTACGAATGGCAGTGTTGCCGTACTGGTTGTAACCGTTGCCACAAGAGGCAGGGCTACTGTAAAGAAATTTTGCATTAAATTTGATTGAACTCTACATCCGTATAGGGAAAGCGCACTTCCCTCTTCTCAGAGGGCAGACCCCACGGCTCTAATGGTCACATCAATGACTCATAACGAAAAACCCACCATAGAAGTGGGTTTGTTCATAATAAGTTAATATTTAGGTTTTGTCAAGGTGCCAGTTTAAGAAGTGTCCACTCCTAAATAAGCTAGGTTTTCATCTTTAGAACAATGAAAAAGCTTCTTTTAGCCTTTTCGTTATTCTTTACTACTCCTGCTTTTGCTGCTGAAATTACATCAAAAATCGTTGATTCCGTACAACTAAGCGTTCAGGGTGCTGCGGTACAATCAAATAGAGTCGGTGCTCAATACACCGTCTCAGGCACAAACATTAACGTCACAACTCTTGGTGGAGTTGGTGGTGCTGGTTCTTATGCGATCAACACGAATGGTGGGGCATTTACTTTCAGTGAATCTTCAATTACTGCTGATACTAATGTCACCACTCAGTCGGCAGCTTCTGGAACAATTGCTGCTCCCAACCTTTATAGCGACTCTACTACTCAGTTAGGTGGTTCGGCAGGTTCTCTTGCTGGAACTATCAATGCTGCTGGTGTTCCTACCATCACCGCTGGTGGTCCTGGAAGCACTGGTACTGCTCAAAGAACCGTTGAGTTAAGCGTATTCAAGTGAGACATATAACTCCCGCTTTGCTGCTAGCAGCGGGACTTATTTCTCCCTGCTATGCGGCACCAGTCACTCCTAACTTTACGAGTGGCACGATTACTTCTGAGACCAGAACTCGCACTGAGGTGGTTGAAGTTATCAAACAAATAGAATATACCACTGGGACATCTTATACTGTCACTGGCACAAATATCAACATCCCTGGAACACCATCTCCAGGAGCGAACTACACCATTATCAATCAAGGTGCTCCGTTCCAGTTTAGTGAAACTCACTTGACTCCTGGAATTGCGAAAGAAACATGGATAGATCGCAAAACGGTAGAAGACTCTACCACAAATACATTATCGGTCTTTACGCAATAGTATTTGCTCTACCAGCAACTGCTCAGCAAGCACCGTCTAATACTAACATAGCAGGACCCTCAGCATCTGCGACTGGTAACGTAACCAACCAGGCAGTTCAGGTGCTTCAGGGTCCTTTTGCTATGAATACTTATGGTGGTGGTGTGTCTTGCCAGGGTCCAACATTAAACTTACAAACCTTTGGTTACAATAGTCTTGCGGGCAGTACAGATCCAACATCATATCAGACCAATTCATTTAATGGAGGACTCTCTGCAGGGTTCTCCATACCTCTTGACGGATCTTTCCAAGAACTTTGTAAGGCAAGGGTTCGCACTGAAATTAAAAGACAAGAAAGTGAAGCAGAAAAAAGTCGTTTAGATTTTGAACTCGTAAGACTGCGTGTTTGTGGAGAACAAATAAGAGTAGGAGTATTTTATCACCCAGAAAGTCCTTATGGAAAAATATGTGCCGATGTAGTAGGACCAGCACCAAATGGTTACTTGATGACTGGAAATGGGCAAATTGTTTCTAAAATAAAAAAATAGGTTAGACTTTGAACTACTCAATTTTTATAAATAATAATATAAGTTCAAAGTCTAACCATATGGGAAAAATATATTTAATTACAAATACACTTAACAATAAAATGTATGTTGGTCAAACAAAATTAACCCTCAAACAAAGATTTAGTGAGCACCAACAACCAAGCAAAAAAACAGCAATATCATATGCTATTCAAAAATATGGAAAAGAAAACTTTAAAATACAACTATTAGAAGAATGTAATATTACAAATCTCGATGAAAGAGAAACATTTTATATCGAAAAATATAAATCTTATGAAAACGGTTATAATAATACAATAGGTGGAGGTAGTCAGTATATTTCACATACACCAGAAGTAAAGCAAAAATTAAGTGCCGCAGCAAAAGGAAAACTTGTTGGAGATAAAAATCCAGCAAAGAGACCAGAAGTAAGAAAAAAAATTAGTGAGGCACAAAAGAAAAGAGTTATAAATGGTGAATGGAAAAGTCCAACTGAAGGTGGACATACACCAGAAGCATTAAAAAAAATGAAAGAGAATCAACCAGATAGAAGTGGGAAAAATAATTCTCAATATGGTAAAAAAATGAGTGAAGAAACTAAACAAAAAATTAGAGAAAAGCAATTGGCGGCACAAAAAAGAAAAAGGGATGAAAAATTAAAGAATGGAACCCATTAATCAAATTAATGTACCAAAAACAGATATAAGATTTGGTGGTCCACCTATCATTCCAACGATAGAACCTCCTGTAACTCGGAGAGCACAGAAAACTGTGATACCTGAAATTGATATGCCGATTATTAATATGCCTGATACAACTATCAAATATCCTGTGATTGATGTTCCCACACAAGAAGAGTTTGATGCTGCGGTAAGAGCAGAACAAAAGAAACAAGAAGAAGAAAAACAAGAGAAGACTAGGGGACTACCAGACACTACCCCAGTATTACCACAAGTCCAAATTCCTGCTCAAGAAAAGCAGGATAATCGGGTTATTTCCGATGATGCCCCCAAAACTAATCTAGGAGTACCCGTCATTGAAGTACCCCTCGTCGGACAAGTCCCAATCCCACCTAAAGAGCAGGTTATTCTTGCTGGCACCACTGCTACTGCTTCTGTTGCTGCGGCTCTTGTTGGGAAATCTGTGGTGGAATGGTTGGTAGGTAAAATGAAACCTATTGTTCAACAGATATTTGTAAGAGGTAAGAAACTCCTAAACAGAGACCTTACCCCATATGAACTTCAAGTGTTCTTTGCCTTTGAAAAAACTGCTTCTCTCAAGAAAGTTAATAAGTTGCTGAAGAAAGAACAGAAGAAAGAGAAAAAAGAACAATACAAAAAGTTTCACGAGAAGTGATTACTTCTTACGCTTCTCTAACAATACACTAAAGTTTTTATCTTTTGTTCCCCCATCATAAGCAAGAGCATAACCTTCGTCAATCATTTGATTATTCAATGAGGTCTCTTGTCCATTAATAAACAAATGCCCGATGATTCTTCCATACTTCTCTGTACTGTCTGGAAGTTCGGTCTTGATAATAATATCTTTAGCACCTTCAAGTTTTTTTTTCAACCATTCTTTTGATTCAAGACCCATTGCCTTCTCTTTGAGATCCGTTGTTCTACTTTCGGGAGTATCAACCCCAGCAAGGCGAATACGTTTAGTGAGAGATATATCAAACCCTAAATCAATATCCGCATCAATCGTATCCCCATCGACTACTTTATGAATCTCACGGATTCTGTAGATATAAGGATCTTTATTTTCCATCAGAAAGGTAATTTGAACTTCTCAGTATTTAGTTTGGGGATAGGAAGTTTCTCAAATGCCTTGTTGACTTGTTTCTCTACAACAGCACCGACGAACTCTTCTGGGTTGTCCAGAATCTTCTGTGCTTTCTGATAAGTCACATAAGCACCATAGCATAGTGCTCCACTCACCGCCAGACTTGCCGCTGATAAAATAAGTGCTAGGTTCTTCATTTTAGTAACTTCTCAATTGCGTTATAATAGTAAACAGCATTATGGTCTTCTACACCATCAAATCTCTTATCATCAGCATCTTCTAAATGAATCTCTGGATGAGTATGAACATATCCAGTCAAGAAAGGTGGAGTTTTGGGAACAACATCATCACCGTGAACAAAACGAAGATGCTCTACATTCTTCAGTCTTTCTTTCAAACCTCTACCACCTGGACGGGGAGAACCAATTGTGATGATTGCTAGGTCTGGTGCGGACTTAAGCATAAGGTCAGCAACAACAGTCGCAGTCGCACCACCAAGAGAGTGTCCCGCAAGAATCAGTTTTCTACCCTTCTCAAGTGACTCAAAGTTTAATACTAGTTCTGTAATCGTTCTGGTAGCATTATCCTTAAATCCTCTGTGAGTATCTTCACTACGGAATAGAAATTTTAGATTGGTTGCCCAGTCTGATGTTTCATTGGTTCCTTCAATTGCGAGAATACAATATCCAGGAATACTTTTATCTACAATAAAGTCATTCTCATCAGCATAAA